AAGATAGTTATTCCGTATACCCCATTGATTGGGGGAACACCAACAACAGATTTTATTTATGATGAGAGATTTACTTTAGGCAATATATATATTTATGTCACGAATCCATTAGTAGCACCGAATAATGTAGCCCCTTCAGTAGCTTTTAATATTTATGCGGCAGCAGGAGATGATTTCTTTTTAGAGTACCCTTCATTGTCCAATCGGTCATATTGTTCATTACAGACATTTGGAGGACCATCATTACAGGCAGAAACACGTGAGGTTCAGGTGCAAGGAGATTTTATGGAAGAAGAAAGGAAGAGTGATTCATCCGGTCCAGTTTTGACAAAAGGATCAAGCTATACCCCCTCAGTAGTTTCATTAGGACAACAAGTGCGTGATGCACGCGCATTGGCGAAGAGAATGACATACATGGTTGAATTGATAGACACTCCCATTACGCCCCCGACCAATCTCAAGACTCAAGGAATAAGTAATGCTAATATTGCAGCAGATTTCATTAAGACTAGAACCATACCCGTTTCAATTGGTCCCAATTGGCTTCGTCAAGGATGGCAATGGGGGCCAGGATTTGTCCCCCCTGGACTTCCAAATCAGAGTGATATTTCAACAGGGCAGATTTGGTTGTTAGCAATAGCGCGAATGTATGCAGTGTGGTCTGGTTCGATAGTTTATACTGTTGTGCCAGATACTAGTAGGACTAGCCCGTTTAAGATGTATATTTCTAAATCAGTTAACAATAGTACGATAACGATGGTAGATCAAACGCAAGGTAATAATTGGGCATTAGAGCAGAATTATATAAAGAAATTTACTCATAATCCGACGGCTATGACTAATCTCTCACAACAGTGCGCATTGACAGTTAATGCTCCTTATACGAGTATTTTCAATCAATCTTTAGTTGAGACAGATTGGACTAAGACACATTTTAGGTATGAAGCATTTGCTACTGGTGTTGTGAACATTACGTTCACGGCGCCGGCGATCTCTAATTCTATTAAGTATGAGGTTTTAGTTAGAGGTGGAGATGATATACGATTCGGATACCCCACGGCCCCCCCGATTACAT